GTTAAAGTCGTAAACGTACCGGCAGCGGCAGAGTTCGCGCCGATAGTCGTTCCGTCAATCGAACCCGAGTTGATATCAACGTTCGTGACACCCGCGGTCATTCCTGCGCCGACGAGTGCGCTGGCGGTGATCTTTTTCGTCTCCGTTGCGCTCGTGTCCACAATCGGGAGCACGTCCGTTGATGCGGCTACGTCTCCTTGGGCGAGCGATGTCAGTGCGCTGATTTTTTTATCGGCCATGCGTTATCTCCATCCGTTCATCCACCCGCCGCGAGAAGGCACGGGGCGACGTTGTGGTTTTTGCGGTTGTACTGTGACTTGCGTTTCGGTAACTGGTTCGACGTTGCGGTTCGGCAATATCATCGGCCCGTTGCGTCCTATGAACGCTGCGTAGGCGTAGACCAAGCAGTCGAGGGCTTCCGTGCGACTGCCCGAGGAGCGCGGCTTATAAGACCGCACGCGCCGCCCCTGCACCATGCGATAGATCAATGTCTCGGCGGTCAATTGGTCAAAATAGACCTCATCGACCGAGACGGGAAAATGAATGTATCCCGCCCCCGGTTGGTGTACGCGCTTCATGCGCCCGTACAGCACATCTTTTGCTGTATCAACACCGACTATAAAAACCTGCGCCGAGGTTTTCCCTGCCCGTCCCGCTGACTTCGGCCAGATCAACCGACCGAAGCCACCGGCTCCCTTGATCGCCCACACGCGCCGCGCTTTGCGTTTAGCGCAGTAGGCATAGACTTGTTGCGTGAAGTGACCGCCAGAGTCGATAGCCTGTGCCTCGATCAGTAGCGGTCGTCCGTCCTCGGTCTCGCGTTTGCGAGCCATGTATCCGTCAAGATCGTGCCACAGCGAATCCGAGCCGGGATCGCCGCGAAGTACGCCGTGCTCGACAATCCATGTCTCCTCGTCCTTGCCGAAGCCGACGATAGTTACCTCTAGCCGGTCGTCCTGTACGTCTACGCCAGCCGTGAGCATGAGCACCTGTTGTGGGATGCTCTGTGCGGTGTACGGTTCGCGTCGCTGCGCGAGTCCTACCGTCTCCACCTGTTCGCCGCGTTCCTCATAGGTTTCCCCAAGCGCCGTGTTTATCCACGTTTGCAGCGTTTCGGGAAACCTTTTCGCTTGAATGAACGCGACCGCCATCTCCGCCCATGTAGACCACGGAGAGTACAACTCGCTTATGTGGAACGATGCGATACCCGAGAATGGCTTGCTCCCGCGCCACTCGCCAGCCTGTAGCATCTCCGCCTTGTCCGCCTCGGTCAGCATCGCACCGCACGCCACACAGACGTACTCGGCTAACTCCGGCTGGCCTTCGGGCCATTTAACCTGTGCCCACACGAGCCGCTGAAACTCACCGCAGTGCGGGCATGGCACATAGTAGAACCGCTGATCGCCCGACTCGAAACCGGCCTCAATGCGGCTCGATCCTTTAATCGTCGGGGTCGATCCTGCCAAGACTTTGCGACTCCAAAACGTAGCCGTTCGCTTACGGCCCAGCGAGATCGGATCGCCCTCTGTGCCTGCGCTCGATGGGTATCTGTCCACCTCGTCGAATAGCACGATCCTAATTGGCCGCGAGGCTAGACCAGATGGACTATTCGCACCGGCCACCGTCAGATGCCCGCCGGTGAACTTCTTGTGCAGCAGCGTGTTGCCGCTGTCGCGTGCCTTGGGGTCTGCGATCCGCTCGGCCAGTGCTGGCGTGTCCCGCACCATCGGTGCGAATCTGTCTTTGCTCCACGACTCGGCCATCTCTAGCGTCGGCTGCACGAGCAGCATCGGCGCAGGGTCTTGGTGAACGTGATAACCGATCACGTTGTTGAGGATCTCCGTCCAGCCTACCTGTGCGGATTTCTGAATCCAGACCTCTTTGACCGTTTCATCCGTAACGGCATCCATAATGCCGCGCTGGTACGGTGCTCGAGAGGTGCGCCATACGCCGGGTTCGGCTGCGCTCTCACTCGATAGTTTCCGGTATCGATTCGCCCATTCCGAAATCGTCAGTTTCGGTGGCGGGTTCCACGTTCTCGCCGCTCGGCTCAATGCTTTCGATACGCTCGACGTGAGAGGTATTCTGTGCGAGTTCGACGAGAGCGTTGTCGACTTCCTCGCGGATACGTCCTGCGATGATGTTTGCATTCGTTTGGTTCACCAACTGCGGGGCGAGTTTCGTCGGCATCGCCAGCAGTTTCGCTTTAGCACTCGATATATGGTCGGCCCAAGTATTCACGACGTCATCGAGGTACACCAGTTCGCCTCGGCTGATCGCGTTCTCGATAGCCAGTTTGTCGCCTTGCTCTCGCGCCAACCGAGTCTTTTCGGCCAATAGGTCTGGCGTATCTGGGTTGACGTTCGGCCCGCGCTTTTCCAGCGCAGCCTGTAGGTATCGGATATACCACGCCATGCAGGGGCCTATCTCATATTGCCCTCTGCCTACCGTTGGGAGACCTTCTGCCTTTAACTGATGAACCCTTCTTGTGGTTAAATTAAGCGCATTCGCTATTGTGCCGACATTAACTGGCATCAGCGGGCCTCAATTTTTCTATGTCTCTGATCAATTATTCGAGGAACCGCGTTGTTCCAGTTAACCTTGTGATGGATTCTTTTGTGCTTCCTTCCCATCAAATCAATTTTGCAACAGTCTGGCGCTGCAATGACGCTGTAAAATGATTTTACAAATGTTCCAAAGGATTTATAAACTTCAGTGTTCCCGCCAGAATTTGATTGCGTGGCGAGTTGCACTAAACAAATATCTGATATTTGAAAAAACAACCTTCCTACTTTTCCTTGCGTTAAGTAGGTATTAACATCGTCGTTCATTCTTCCTATAAAAGTTATATCTTTTTTAGGATTTTTATTTACCTTGAAAACAAAACTGTTCATCGCTTTTCTTTTCAGCGTATTGTTTTCGAAAGAACTAGCGCCACCAATAAAGTCTCCGCCTTGAGCGAATGCTATGGTGTCAACTTTAGTTTCCTCTAAACAATTCATTACAGCATCGAGGACGCTATCCAAATTTTCTATCTTCTTTCCTCTTAAAGAATCGCCCTCGATGAACCTATGCTGAAAGCATGTGTAATCATCTTCGTATTCGAAAAAGTAATCTAAACCTAGATTTCGCGCTATGTCGTAACACGAATTTCTTGCATAAACGATAACTTTATTGTTTTTAAAGTTATCCATTATGTCGAACTTATCTTCGTAATCTTTTTTACTGAATACGATTACTTCATTCTTAAACGTTCGCTTATATTCGTCGATGGTCTTGTCTTCGTCATCCACTATGATGAAGATCTTTCCAGTGTAGCCATGACTTCGTAAAGTTCTGTAAGTTATGACGTTATCTGGTCTGCCGTGGGAAAGGATAAAAACAGCAAATTTTCTATCTTGATCCATTTACTTCAATTTGCTTTTAACTTGCTGCTGCTGTAACTGTGTTTTCTTTTCAGATACACAATCTCTTTACCAGACTCTTCGATCTTGTCTTTAAGTTCCCAGTGGTCAGACTTGTGATCCTCGCCTAGAAAGTAAACATCATAGTCTAGCGAAACGAACGCGTCCTTATCCTTTTCTGAATTTTCATACGGGATGACTTCGTCAACCCATTTAACCGCACGGAGTTGCATGTATCGCTCGTAGATCGATTGCTGCGGATTCTTATAACTCGGATTGCAGTGCAATCCTACTATCAAAAAATCACAATGCTTCTTGGCCTCTTCTAAAGCCAATACATGGCCAGAGTGTAGGATGTCGGCCACCATTGGGAAAAATCCAATTTTCATCTTCTGATCTACTAAAGTAATTGAGTCAAGTTTATACGGCTTACAGTTTTTTATATGCAATGAATAGTATGCTCTATTCAGTTCTGTTTTTGGAAAATTAAAGGAAAAAAGCAACATCTTAATAGTGCCGCTGTGAGCAACTATCAGTATGTTTTTTCCTTTATATTTCTTTTCAATATCATCTACAAAACTTTTAACCCTTAAGTAAAAATCTTTTTTACTTTCGATGTTAAATTTCTCTAAAAACTTACTGTCTTCTTTCTTGAGAAGTGCTTCGCTATTTAAATGCTTGCCTTCTAACAAGCCTTTGTTGAGTTCCTTTAGTCTTTCATCATAGATAATTTTTGTATTTCTATGATTGGTCAATATCCTAAATGCAGTAGACTTCGCTCTTTGGAGTGGCGAGCAAAAACAAAAATCGGAATGATCGTTTTTTAGTTCTTTCGATACGTTGTTTGCTTGTTTTATCCCTGTAAAGTTTAGCGGGATGTCGTACTGTCCGTGCATGATTCCGTTCTTGTTCCAGTACGTTTGCCCATGCCTAACAAACGTATAGTTATTTTTCATCTTACTGAATATCGAACATTTTATTCAATTCGTCTGACAATTTAACAAACCCGTTTTCGATAGCCTTGTCAAAGTCGATGATTACTAGGGCAGACATTTCCATCAAGTTTTGCATCTCTGCATTTGCGTGCGCGTAATAATCAGCAATCTTCCGATAGTCAAAAACCGTATGCCTTTCCGCTGCTATCAGCAAAAAGTTTTTTTCATCTTCCGTTAATCCAGACGCTTTAATATCGTCTACTAGTTTCTTAAATTTATCTCGGTTGCAAAGACTTTCGAGACTAGGCTTTTCATTACTGGGTTCGTACTTCGGTGTTTCGATCTTTCTCGTGTAGGGCTCTTCTGTCCCTTCTGAAATATCGTCCAGCGATAATTGAGCGATTTCTTCTGACGTGAATCCTGTCTTGTCAGTATCGAACCCTAGGTCTCCTAGTTCCTTTAACTCTAACGCTAGTAGTTTTTCGTCCCACCCTGCGTTAAGAGCAATCTTGTTGTCCGCGATGACATAGGCTCTCTTTTGTGCGGAGGTTAAGCCCTCGAGCCTAATGCAAGGCACATCTTCTAGGTTTAACTTACGAGCCGCTGCAAGCCGGCCATGCCCTGCTATAACTCCATTTTTTTCATCAATCAAGATTGGGTTCGTAAACCCGAACTCGCGGATACTTCCTGCTATCTGCGCTATTTGCGCGTCGGAGTGCGTTCGACTGTTTTTTGCAAACGGGATCAAGTCACCGATCGCAATTGTTTCCACCTGTAGCATGGGAGGTTAATATCACCAGATGACTGTATTTCTTAACTTTACTTTAGTGAAGTGAAATCCGCACCAAAAGTTCTGTCTCTAGGAGAACATCGGGGTCCGAATTACC